AAAGTAAATTAAAAACTGGAAATTGTTCGGGAAAATTATTTTCCGAAATTTAAGGAAAAGTACTTGCCGTTTACACCTTTGTCCTTATTAGCCTGCCATCTACTCTTTCAAAACCTATAAAGCCTATTTGACCTTGATTACTATATAGTTCATTTAGCACCTGTATGGCTAGAGGCTTTCTTTCTATTATCCAGTAGAAGGATAGATCTCCAAAGATAATAGGCTTTTTACCAGACTCAATGCTAGGCATATAGGGAGATATTAGAACTTCCTTTCCAAAGATTGTATCCTTATTAGGATTCCATAAATAGTTGCCATCATCATCTTTTAAAGTTCTAAGATTAAAGGCTGTTTCATCATTCATAATGAACACTGCATCTTTTCTATATTCTGCTTCTATCGAAAAGTACAGTTCTACAATTTCATCATAAGATAATGTATTAGTTTCCTTAGCATTTACCGATTCACTAACAGATAAGATGCCTGTCTGATTCGTTACCCCATGTCCATTAATAAATAAGTTTTCCTCAGCTCTACCAAATCTTCTAGCAAAATCTGTAGTTAGATATTTTTCTAGATTAAAGTCATTATCTAAAAGAAAAGACTCCCTAAGCTTTGCAAGACTAGCAATCTTATATGACTTTATAGGAAACTGAGTAAATTTATCTCCATCCTCAGGAATAAGATTACCTTCGTCTACAATTCCAGCACTGCCTGTAGAAGTAGTTGCATGGATTGTTCCTTCAGCTTTTGTAAGATGAACTACAGTTGCAAGCCTTCTAAAGAGATTATCTTTTTCTATTGCTTCATAAAACTCTTTTAAGCTATCAGAGGGCAGCTGAAAACCTCCATCTATCTGGCCTTCTTTTAAATCATCATGGTTTACCAAAGTGCCTCTCATTTTGCTCCAAAATGCTTGATTATAAATTCTTGTGTTTAACATATTCTTTCCTCCATTTAATTATTAT